CAAAGAAGAAAAGAAATAGGAAAACAGTTGAATTTGTCAATGGTAGTTTCCAAAATCAGTGGACAGTTGAACCCGACGTGGGTAGAGTGGCTAATGGGATTTCCAATAGAGTGGACAGGCTTAAAGCCCTCGGAAACGCAGTCGTCCCCCAAGTCGCATACAAAGTAGCAAGGATGATATATGAATATACAGAAAAAGAGAAATGAAGTTAGCAGATTGTTGCGCATGTCAAATCGACACAGAAACGTAATGCGTTGGAGTGAGCATGAGACTATAGAGCATGTAAGTAGGAAGTTTGAGATTTGTTTTCAATTAAAGAAGTGGGGGCACGAGTTCTATACTGAGGCTATCTTTGAGCCTAGTGGATTGAGAGCTGACGTGATCGATGCAGATGAGGGTGTTGTTTATGAGGTGCATCAGACAGAAAGCATGGAGAGTTTGAAGAAGAAGGCATTGCTTTATCCTTTAGAGGTTAGGTTTGTTGATGCTAATGTAGTTCCTTTTACGGAGGAAATGTTGTTGTGATCCGCATTGTAAGAGAAGGAGTAGTTGTGTTTGAAAGTGAAAATTTGTATAAGATTGCAGATTGGTTATATTATGAAGGTAAACAAGTTAAAATGATGGAAGTAAGAACAAATCGAAAGGCTTATGATAAAGCTCAGGCTCTTAAAAAATAGATATGTATAAAGCAGATGATAAAGACATAACCAGGCTTGTTGCTAATGCACTTGACCTTGCTGCAGAGAAACCATTGTCTATGGGTGAGTTTGCAGAGTCAATATTGCAGAGTTATATGGATCATGAGCCTACAGATTTTGTTCCATTAGGAGATATGCATAGAGAGTGGGAAGAATTGTTTAATAAAGGAACCCACACTGCAATAATGTGTGCTAGGGGTCATTTGAAAACTAGCTGGAGCTTAGCTGTCCTAGCATACCACATGGCTACGTTTAAAAATTTTAGAGCATTGTATATTTCAGCTACGTTGGAACAGGCGTGGGATAAGTTAGAACAGTTTGAAGAATTGTGTAAACGATCATGGAGGTTAGAGGGATATGTTAAGTCTACAGATGACAGGAAAGCAGTATGGCGTAAAGGGGCTAAGTATTTCAATAATGGAAGTAGGGTTCACGGTGCAAGTATTGGTAAAGCACTAGAAGGTCCGCACGTTCACATGATTATTCTGGATGATATACTTCAGGAGTTTCCTAACTTAACAGATGAGAAGGTTATACATTACATTCGTAGAGTTGTGATGCCGATGAGACTTCCTAATGCTAAGATGTTATTGATAGGAACCCAGAAGAGGGTTGGTGATGCTACAGATTGGGTAGAGCAAAACAAGATGTGGGGCACAGTAAGACATCCTGCATTACTTCAGGACGACACACCAAGGTGGCCAGAGTATTGGTCATACGAAAGGTTGATGGATGAGAAAGAAACAATGGGATCCCGTGCGTTTGAATCTGAGTATATGTTAAATCCATTAGATCCAGAAAGTGCAGTTATACCTTATGAAATTCTTAATGCTTGTTTGGATAAGGGGTTAGAGATGGGACCTGCACCAGCTAATGATGAATGGGACACTTACATGGGCGTTGATCTTGCAGTAGGTATGGATAGTAAGAATGACGAGACTGCTTATGTTATAATTGGGTTTCACAAACCTACCCAGGAACGCAGAGTGTTGTATTCATGGTCGGGAAAGATATATGCTAAAGGTCAAGGGTGGTTAGAGGCTCAGGTAGTTAGTATGAAAGAGCTTGCTAATAGATTTAATCCTACTAAGATAATGGTAGAATCAAATGGTTATCAGAGGTTAGTAGTGCATGCGGCTGCAGATTTAGCAGGACTGCCAGTAGTGGGACACAACACAGGAAGAGAGAAACACAGGCATGATGTGGGTATTCCACTTATTGCACTTAAGATGGAACAAGAAAAATACACAATACCTTGGAATAAAGAGGCAACAGAGAACAGCAGACCTGGAACACGTAAGTTAGTAGACGGATTAAGTCGTTTGATTTATGGTAAGAATGGAAGGTTAGAGGGTCACACACCTGATGCTGTGATGGCGTTATGGATGTGTGAGTTAGCAATTCATGAGGATCATAAACGTAAGTTAAATTACACAAAGTGGGATTATTTTGCATAAGTATATATACACGCATTTGATAGTCAAGTATGAGCTTAACACAAAGTGAATTAAAAGGATTATTTAGTTCGGCAACAAATGAATGGGCTACGCCACAAGATTTTTTTGATAAATTAAACAAAACATATAATTTTACGTTAGATCCTTGTTGTACAGACGAGTCGGCTAAGTGTAAAACATATTACACACAAGAGGATGATGGTTTGTCAAAGTCTTGGGAAGGGCATACAGTTTTTATGAATCCGCCTTATGGTAGGGAAATAAAAGATTGGATTGCTAAAGCACATAAAGAAGCTAAAAGACCTAACACAACAGTAGTTTGTTTGATACCTGCAAGAACCGATACGTTGTATTGGCACGAACATTGTATGCAAGCTGCAGAAATAATATTGATAAAAGGCAGATTAAGTTTTGGCGACGGTAAAGGAAGTGCGCCTTTTCCTTCAGCACTTGTAGTATTTGCCAATTCTATAATAAAAAGACCTTTACTATCTTCTATGAGTAGATAAGTATAAATATGCGTATATATACTGTCGTTCCCAGCGACAAATGGATAAAACACGACTGGAACTTTTTGGAATCACATCAGAAACAAAGAAGAAAGTGCAGATTATCGCTAAATCTAAGAACATAAGTACCGCCACATTATTAGAACCAGTATTGAGAAAATACGTTGAAGAACCTTCTAATAAGAGGATCATATATAGACACGGTATAAGACAATGAGTTATTCTATACCTGGCGGAGTAAAGAAAGAGGCTTTACAAGGCAAGGAGCTTTACCGTAAATTTAAGTATGGTGGTGGGGCAGTTACAGCTAAGATAAATTCAATGTTAATTAACAAGGCTGAAGTTAGCCATCCTATAGCAATTAAGATACACACATATTACAGGAGACACGAGACAGTAGACCCGCAGGGAAAGAATTTTGATAACAAAAAACGACCTAGTAAAGGCTACATAATGTGGAAGCGCATGGGTGGCGATTCAGGTCAAGCTTGGTCACGTAAGTTAAAAAGAACTATAGACTCCGTAAACAAACAAAAACTTAAAAACATTAACATTGGGTTGGATAAGATAAAACGTGGGCTTACTCGATAGATTCCGTAGCAAACCTGCTCCAGTAAGGAAGTCAGGAATAGAAGATTACTTAGAAAAGAATATGATGAAAGATGCAAGAACTCCAGTATATTCAGGAGTAAGTACAGATCTTGCATACAAAGAGGCAATACTGCCTCCAGTAGATCAGAACTATTTAGAGATACTAGCAGATAGATATTCACACTTACGAACTGTAGTAACTAGAATAGCTAGTCAAGCTGTGGCTAAAGAGTGGGAGTTTATAGAATTAGGAACAGGGGATCCAGAAGAGAAAGCAGCAGTTAAGAGAGTGTTACGTGATCCTACTAATGGCAATGCCGACATAACAGGCATGGAGTTCTTTAAGGCAGTAATAAGGCAACTTGAGATATTTGACGATTGTTGGATAAGTGTAGTTTATGATCGAGTTTTAGATAATGATGGAGAGACTACAGGTAAGATAGTCAAGGAGTTATGGGTAGAGGATGCAAAGCACATGCGATTCTACGTTGATGGTTTTGGTAAGTTTTTGGAAGATAAGATGTTTGATCCTTTAACAAGGGAGTTTATGTCAGGAACTCACAACAAGGACACAGGCACTAAGTTAGTTCCAATGGCTTACTTTTATGATGTGGACGGTGAACAAATACCATTTGCACGGGATGAAATCATCCATTTTAACAAGTACAGTTCTACAGCTAGGCTCTATGGTCAATCACCAATTATCGGCCTTTCTAAGAAGATAGAGACTGCACTAGCTATAGAATCTTTACAAAATAAAGTATATCGCTTGGAAAGGCCACCCAAAGGATTCTTAGATATTCCAGGACACAATGAGGAGTCACTTAACAGGTTAGGAGAATACATAGCAGAAGAAACTAGAAGAAATCCTAATTTTATACCAATTATAAGTAGTCAAGAAGGATCTAACACAGCTAAGTTTGTATCTATTATGCCTAACTTTGATGAGTTAATGATGTTACCATATATGGATCGCATTAACAACGACATCAACGCTTCCTATGGAGTCATGCCACTAGTAGTTGGTGACATGTCTGGAGTAGGTGGATTAAATTCAGAAGGAGAACAAATAACGATATTTGACAGAACAATCAGAGAAACCCAGCGATGTGTTGAGCTAGGATTAATTAAACCGTTATTGAAATTGATGGGAATTAAAACATGGACAATTCGATTTAATGATATTAATGAGAGAAACGAAACTCAATATTTAAACAATATGAATCTAAAAGCACAGATAATAACTCAGTTCCAGAACTCAGGTATTGATGTGGATTTAGGGGAGGATGGAGAATTAGTACTACCGAAGTCAGCAGAGGCAGTAAGGCAAGATTTTCTAAGGCGTTCTCAGGAGTCGCTGGAGGAAGAGGAGCCAAACGAGCGTCTCTCTACATTGACCGAGCTTTACGAGACCTCCGAGCGGTCTTAACCAAAGAGTTTCAAAACTTAAAAGGAATTACAAACGTAGTTGATCTTAGATCTGCGGTAGCAGACATAACTATAATGATTTCAAAACAGTTGAGAGAAGCTATACAGGATGATGTAACGGATGCTTATCTTAATGGAGCTAGATCGGCTTATGCAGATGCACCAGGTTTAGGAGTTAAATCGTATGATCGAGATGATTATGATTTAGAAGATATTAGGATTCTTCAAAACGGAGGGCCATTGGGTTTAGCGTTGGGTAATTTTGAAAGAGATTTAAATAATGAAATGAATAAAGTTATTTTTGAAGCTGCAGCTTTGAATGTAGCTATGGCAAATATGGTTAATCAAGTAAGGGCAGTAGCAAATACACAAGCTTGGAAGTTAGGTAGAATTGCTAGGACTGAAATGTTAAATGTATTTAATGAAGGCAGATTTAGAGGGTATGCAAAAGCAGAGCAAACATTAGGAGATAGGTTCAAATACAGTTTGCAGATTATTAATGACAATAGAACATGTGGTGCGCATCAAGAATTAAGTGGCAGGATCCCAGCAGGAGGTTTGTTTTTGGATGAGTTAATAGAACTTCAGCAACGTATTGGGGCTAGCTACAATTTTACACTTACAGGAAAAGCGTTATTACATCCTAATCAAAGGACAGTGTTGGTGATGGTAAGATGAGTAATTGTAAAAAATGTTTAGCAAGTGGGATGAGAGTTCATATTTTAGGTAGTGGATTGTGTCAGGAGTGTCAGTCTGAGTTGGAGTGGAAACGAGGTTCACATATTGTAAGGCAACAACAAATAGATAAGATAAAAAATAATATGTACAAGAAAGGCGAGGAAGTTATTAAAAAGAAATGGAAAGACAAATATGGTGACGATGACGTTGACACGGTATTAGGATATAGATAATGGTTAAGATAGAAATGAACTTTGATCCTAATTTAGGAGCTGTTCAAAATGATTTTAGTATATTGCCTGATGCAGTAATGGAACTTACAGCAGATGCAATAGAACAGACTGCATTAGACATAAAAGGAGAAGTAGTAGCACAGATGAGTCAACCATATCCACAAGGGATTGGTAGTGATCGAGCACTTAAAGGTGCAGTAGAAATTGATGGTCAAAGAGAGTTGGCTAATGGTTTAGTTACATATTGGGTAGGAACTTCACTTCCACATGCAGAAGCTGTAGAATATGGGACAGGTCCACATAGTGCAGAGACAGGATCTGGAGAATTTATGGCTAGTATTATAGAATGGACAGATCGTGTATTGGGATATGGTCCAGCTATGGCTAACTCTATTGCTAAGAATATTAGACGTAGAGGTATAGAACCTAGACCTTATTTTAGAAGAGCTACAGTAAAGAATGCTCCTAACTTTAAACGTACTTGGAGTCTTATGTTAGCTGAAAAACTAGAAGCAGAAGTATTCAAATCATCAGTATAGACACACACACCTTTGTTTCCACTGGAACTCTACAGAATGTGTGTCGTTTATTTTTTTATAGTTTTTAGAGGGGTACGGCGGGTTATTAGCTATAGTATAGTATAGTCTCTTACTCTTTCTAAAAGTTCCAGTGGAAATGAAGGTGTGTGTCTACCTCCGAAATAGCAAAAAACTTTAATAATAATAACCTCAAAGGAGGGTTGTGGCAGTAAGCACTATCTATAAAGAAAATGAGAATGATACTGGATGGATAGTCTATAGGCCAGAATGGTATAATGATAGAGTAATGGAGACGTATATTTCTTCTCCAGTTATTGATAAACAAAACGATAAAATCCCAACAGAAACAATAAAAGAGTCTATGGATTTTTATATGAAGTATGGAGTATATTCATACAGACATGAAGAACAACCTATAGGACTTCCTTTAGCTTATCAGATAAAAGAGGGTAAAGTTAAGGTAAGAGTAGGGATTCATGATAAGTTATCCATGCACAACAAAGTATGGAAGGAGATTCAAGAATTTGGCTCAAATGGAGCCAGTAGTATTAGGGGAGAAGCAATGGATCAGGAGAAAGTATGCGATGAGGAGAAATGCCACAATCAAATCAACGAGCTAGATCTATGGTCTGTTTCTTGGGTAGGAGATAATCCTGCCAACCCCGAAGCTACCGTAAGGGATGTAGCAATGGCTAAAGCTAAGTCAGATACTATTCAAGTTACTTTAGATCAAGTAGAAGGAATGGTAGAGAAGATAATAGAACGTAGGGGCAAGGAATATTGTTTGCTTGGTAAGAAGGACCGAAAGGTATTAGGTTGCCATGATTCCAGAGCTGGAGCTGTAAGGCAGGAAAGGGCCATACAAGCCCGTAGATTCAGTAAATCCAATGAGTTGCTTGATGATATACTTAAAACAATTAGAAAAGAACCGTGTTGGAGTGGTTATGAGATGGTTGGATTTAAATATCAGGGTGGTAGGAAAGTACCTAACTGTGTGCCAATAGCAAAAGCAGAGTATCAAGGCCGTAAAGTTCAATTAAATAAACCATTTAGATTAAGTGGCGAAAAGAAAAAGTTTGGAGTTTATGTTAAAAACAGTAAAAACAATGTAGTAGTTGTTAAATTTGGAGATCCTAAGATGGACATCAAACGTGATGATCCAGAAAAGCGCAGACAATTTAGAGCAAGACATAATTGTGACAGTCCAGGACCTAAAGACAAGGCAAGGTATTGGTCTTGTAAGATGTGGAGTAAGAAAAACGTATCAGATATACTAGGTAAAGCAGAGACTATGACAACAGTTAAAACAGATTCACTTAAGAAAACAAACGATCATCTTAATGATATAATGCGAATGATAAAACATGGTGTGTATATTAGTAAAAAGAAAACACCAGGTAAGGTATGGTTTGATAATTGCAGAGCTAATGTTAGAAGAATAGAAAGAATGCCAGGAAGAAGGAATGTAAGAGATGAGAGGGCGTTTTGTTCTGAGTTGTGGTATAATCCAGGGAGATTTGATCAGACTTACAGTAAACCTGGAGGCGGAACTGGTAGAACATCAGGTATGCAGTTTAGATTAGATATGGGAACTTCAACAGGACCGAGTGGTCTAAAAGGCTGATTCCGAAATCAAAAAAGTCTTTATATATAATTGGTTCCGAATGAGAAATATGTCCACTTGCACATGCGGAACGCATAAATCGGAAGAATCCGAGCCAGTTGAGGAGATCAAAGAAGCTCCAGAAGCTGCAGAAGCGTTAAATGAACCAGTTAGAGAAGAGGATCTGAATAAGGAAGAAGAACTTACAAAAGATCTAGAACAAACTCTCGGTAAACTCAAGGAAGTAATGGCTTATTTGGCAGAAATGGCCGAAGGCGAAGCTAAAATGGAAGAAGAACCTGAAGCAGAAGAAGATGAGGCCGAAGAGGATGAAGAAGAGGAAGAAGCAGAAGAAGAAAAATCTGAAGAACCTAAAGAAAAAGAAGATACATTGGAGAAATCCTTGGCAACTTTGAAGAAATACGGATTTAACGTATACTCAGGATCTAAGAATACACCAGCTCCAAAAACTATTGAGACTCCTAAACAAAAATTTGATTTCAATGATCTTGTTAACAAGTCATGGGAAGAATTAGATAGATTAGAGAGAGGTAACTAAACATGGAAATGGAAGAATACATAAACGCCTACTATGGCGGAACACTAGGAATAGCAAAACGATACGGCATAGAAAAAGGTGATAAAGATTTTACCACCACTAATAATGCAGATGCATTTAATGTTGTATATGGAGCAAAAGTTTGGAATCAACTAAACACCAAGTCTGAAGTAGCAAAGCTATTGAAGAAAGAACCTTGGACACAATCAGGTTGGAGAGTTATGACAACTCGCCCAGTAAATGATTCTGATGCAGCTACATACGCATTAGGTCAAGGAGAAGGCGATGCTTTCGGTGACACATCTACACCAACTATTGATACATTAGAAGCTACTTTGAAAGAAATCGTAACACCTTACGAAATCTCAACCAAAGCAGAATTACTATCTGACGCAGATGATGGTTTGAAAGGATTAGCTGGATTTATGAGAAAAGAAATGAGTGATGCTCACGTCTTTGGAATGGATGCAATGCTATTAGCAGACGGTGATGTTGATACAACACAGTCAAATAAAAACTTAGAAACTATTGACAGACTTACTATAACTGACGCAGCAGCGCACGCTACATACTCAGACAGAGCAGATGCAGACATGTATGGTATGGACAGATCCACAGCAGGAATTTTAGCTTGGATGGATGCTGCAAGTTGCAGTCACAATTCTGGAACTAACAACGTAGCACTTACAACAGCATTATTAGATGCAGCAATCGAAGCATCTTTATCTAATGGAGTAAACTATTCTGATTTGATTTTCTTAACAGGTCACGATACCTACATGAATTTACAACAACTATTGACCAAAGGTGGAGATGGTGGAGCAGCTACAATCCTACGTTACGATCAAGCATCAGGACCTGCAGCTTCAGTAAATGGAGTTATGGGAGAAGCTGGTTTGAATTACGACAGCAGAGTTGGATCCTACAATGGAATACCAATTTTTGTATCACAACACGTTAAGAAGGATGTAACATCAAGAATACACTTGTTGGACTTGCCACAACTTGCTTTAAGAGTTGCAGCACCAACAACCTATGTAGCTAATGATAACATGGCAATAACACAAGCATTAACCAAACAATATGCTTTGATTACTGCAATGGAATTGATCAACTACAGATTTAATACACACGCAAGTATCAGAGATTTGGCAACTTAGATTGATTGGAGGTCTTAAGATATGGTCAAGATCATCAATCACGGGCTTAAGCCTCTTAGCAGGAGGATTGGCACTGGGCAGAATGTATGGTTCCCCCCAGGAGAAGAAGTTGAGGTCACAGATAAAGAGCTTATTGAAGAACTCAGATCCAAGAAAGTACTTGGAGCATTACAGATTAAGGATCCCGTCGGCAAAAAAGACGTTGGCGGGGGCCTTAAGACTGGGAGCAGGAAGCCTAAATCTGGGAGCAAAGCTACTGGAGCCAAGCCCAAAAAAGAAGTAAAATCAAAAGCAAAGCCTAAAAAACCCAAAGGACTTAAGAAGTCCAAGAGGGCTAATTAATGGCATCAACGGTAGTACATACAAAATTAAGACTCGATCAGACACGTAACGCGGCTTTATTTGCTAATACAGAAACAGCAGTTGGAGGATCCGAAACTACGGTTTTAGATAAATTTAACTGCATTTTGTTTAATAGATATGCAATCCAGATCTTTAACAGTGATGGATCAGTAGTAGGAGTAGCTAAGGTTTATGGGTCATTAAAAGATAGTCCAGGTTCCGAAGGTGGATCTGACTGGACACAGATTGGAGATGATATTTCTGTAGGTACTAGCAGTAATGCACTTAAGGCAATATCAACAACACCAGTAAGACATCTTTGTGTAAGGGCAACAGGCAATGGTGCTGATCTAACAGTTCTTGTCTACGGGGAGCAAATTTAGTGAATGGCTTCTCCTATATACTCTAATATAGTCACAGTAAGTGAGGTTGTCCCATGGGCGTAACTACTTGGGATGGTTCCGCATCTACAGATTGGGGAACGGCAGCTAACTGGGACACGGGTTCGGTTCCAATAGGAAGCACTCACGTAGTAATACCTGATACATCAAGTATCAATAATTGCATATTAGATACAAATAGAACTGTTGAGTCTTTTAGAATTGACGCTAATGGAACATTTGATGGTAATGGCAACACGCTTACTATTGACTCAGAAGGAGATGGAACT